GCTTCTGAACCTTTCATCTGTGGAGGATATGAATTCTGTTGAACAAAGTGCGTTAACCAACGTTCTATCCACAGTAATTGATGTGTATCACATACTCTATCTACAAAATGTTTTGCATCAGATTTTGTTATAACTGGTTTTATAGGTTTAAATCTTTCAAGAGGCTCGTCCCTTAGATTTTCTGTTTCTTTCTCTTCTTTCACTTTTTTCTGATGTTGTTTTAAAGGACTTCCATAGTTCATTTCTATATATATTAGTAGATATAAATGAGCTTGTTTGAAGCGAAGAAATACCCATTATCCGATAAAGATATACGAGATCTTCTAGGGAATAATATTAAAATTATTACTTACCCTATGTTAAAAAATTATAGTTCAATTGATCAATGCTTTGATAACGAGGGACGTTGTATATTATTATTCCTGACAAGCTCACCAACTTCGGGACATTGGTGTTGTATGTTAAGAAAGAAAAATGAAATAGAATTCTTTGACCCTTACGGTATAAAACCCGAAGGACAAAAGGATTATATTGATAAGTCTATGCTAGAAAAACTAGGAGAAACAAAGCCCGACCTTATGAAATTACTAGTAGGTTCTGATCTTCCAGTTGTATATAATACATTTCCATTTCAAAATGACTCTGCTGATGTTTCAACATGTGGAAGACACTGTATTGTAAGATGTATGTATGCTCCTTATTCACTAGGAAAATATAAGACAATCATAAAAAGTTCTGGATTAAATCCCGACAATTTTGTTACTGGCTTAACGTATAGAAAATTAGGGAAATAATCTATCACTTATATATAGAACAATGGCTTTTGCGACTGGTAAAGGAGCTAAATATCTAGATGATTATGTCTACCATAATACACTAATCATAGACGGTAATCAAATGGATAATGGCTTTGATGGTACAGCAAATTATAATGAAACAAGAGATGCCCCTATTATTAAAAATGCCTCTAAATACCGCATGTCTGTTATCCGTGCTACTATGAATGGTTTAGGGCGTGGTCTACCTATGTTTATACCACAAATTAATTTAACAAGTACAAATGACAATAATGACCCAAATCAAACTGCTTATGCATTGGCTTTTTCATTTCAAGGAATTTATACAAATGCTTCAAATGTACGTACATTTCCTATTTCTGCGCAACCACCCGTGCGTTATGTACAATTCGTACCCGAAAATAGCTATTATCTTCCTGGAAAGATCCCCAGTATTGTCCCTGCTCCTATAAAAAATCAAGTACCTATTCCTTTTATTATTGGAACTGCTTACAGTGTTGGAGAACAAGTATCATACAATGGCTGGGTGTGGACTGCTAATAGAACTGTTGCAGCGAATGAGAACTGTCCTACATATACTAATCCTGGTGCTGGTACAACTCCAGCTTTTACACAATCTTATCAAACACCTACACCACCCGTATGGAATGCAACTACTGTATACGTTTCCGGTCAATCTGTAACATATAATAATTATGTATGGCTTGTAAATATTGGTGAACAAAGCACTGCTGGATCTGCTCCGAATTCAACAATATCAGATCCTACTGGTGGACCGACAGTATGGACTCGTTGTTATTATATTTCTATCTGGACTGCTACAACTTATTCACAATTTCAATCTGTAGTTTATGGAAATAATACATGGGTTGTAAATAAAGGATATACATCATCAACAAGTCCCCCCGCACTTTCAAATACTTGGCTTGTTGTTACTACACCTACACAACCTTCAGTATGGGATCCAACTATAACGTATACTGCTGCATTTAATGTTGTTTATAATGGTACATGGTGGATAGTAAAAACTGGACAATCAAGTACAGCGGGTGTACCTCCTTCTACTGCGAACAGTGTTGTATGGACTGTAGTTTCTACTTATAGTGGAAAAATTCCGTCATTTCCTTCTCCTATTCAATCACAAGATCCAGATAATCCTATTTTTAATAATGAACCTTGTATTTTTGACTTAGGAAATCCTTATTATTGGGTATCTTCTTTACAATATTGGATTAATCTAGTCAATTTAACAATTTATAATCCGACCGATGATCTAATTAATTTAAATACTGGTGGTTATCTAGCAAATCCTTTTTCATGTTGTTGGGGAGATTTATACTGGGAAATGTATCTTTCTGCAGCAGTTAGAAGTGCAACAGATTTAGATGGGTTTATAGATTTTACTACACAGTACCCGGATCTTATATCATTTGTAAACCAATTTGCTCCTCCTCAGTTTATTTATGATGAAACTACAAATACATTTTCATTTTTTGGAGATGTAACATGCTTTGGAAATCTTACTGGAACACCTTATGGAGTATCAAGTGGTACAGTAAATAGAAATCCATTCCTAGACTCTACTGAAGGTAATCAAGTTGCTCAAACTGGATTTAGTAGTGCTGTTGTTCGTCCCTTTTTTAACACGAATATGTATGGTTTATTTGCAAATTTTCCGGTTCATAACTGGGGTTCACAAACAGATGTTGGTGCAATATTTCCTTCAATAGATCTTCCGAACAGACTATATCTTACAGATGGTAGTACAACTACAATTGGACCCGAAGATTGCCCCCCTGGATACGCATACGAAGTTCTTTTTATCAATCAATTTGTGCAAAATATAGCTGATTATCGTATACCTCCGCAGAGTGGCGTGAGTCCTCTTGGGTATGTTGGACCTTCTTTTGCTGGTGTATACTGGGTATGCAAACAAGATTTTCCTAGTGTAGATTCATTATGGTCGCCGATTGATGGTCTATTTTTAACTTCTACACTAATCCCGGTACGCAGAGAAGCTATGTCTAAGCCTATAAATGTTGGTGAAAGTGATCTTGGATATTCATCAACTATAAGTCCTAGTAGCTTTGAACCAATTGTATTTGATCTATCGCTAGATTTATCCGAACTAGGTTGTCAACAATACAGACGTTTCGCAAATTTTACTCCTAATGCTGAATTTCGTTTATCCGATCTTGGAAATTCAAATGAAGAAATCCATTCAATTGATATCAAAATTTGGTGGCGTTGCCGTCTAAATGGTAAACTATACCCCGTCAACATGTTCAATTTATCTTCCGTCAGTGTAAAGTTTATGTTTAAGAATAAAGAAATAGTAAATTAATATTTTCTGAAAAAAAATAGTAAGATATAGTATAAACGTAGATGTCATCCGATATTGTTAAGGAAAAAGTCTACGACTCTCGTGTGTACCAACACCCCGCTAAGTTTGAAGTTACGCAAGGAGGACTCTCAGTTTCAACGACCCCTTTCAGTGCAGTAGGTTTAAGTGCATCTCAACAAGTTTTTAACATATATTCACCTTCCGAAAACGTATATATTGATCGTGGTATTGAATGGTCTTCTACGATGTTCTTAAAATTCACTGTAACAAATACAGTTGCTATTACGGCTGGAAATCCTCTATGCACATACGGACAAGATATTGCCCTTTGTGCTTTCCCTCTTAACAGTGCTGTAACAGTTATGCAAGCCACTATCAACGACGTAACGGTATCTATCAATTCATCCGATGTACTCAAAGCCATCTTACGTCTAACGGATTACAAGAAGAATCGCACTCAACGCACATGCCCTACTATGTTAGATCGTTACGTCTTTTATGGAGATGGTTCTGGTCTTAATGCAGCTGGAGTAATGACAAATTCTATAAATAATCCTACTAACAGTTTTGCGTCTGCTACGGATTATAGTGAAGATCCTAACGGAGCTTTCTTAGGTTTCCAATGGACTGATTCGGCTGGTGTTGTACTACCTATTGGCCCCCCTGCAACTTATACTGGTGGTGGTGCCGCACTCAGTACGGCTAACGCCGCTGTAAATATTGGTGGTGTACCTTGTGCCTCTACGGGCAATATGGCTGCTGGACAGACAACCACTCTTTACTGCAAGTTCACGTCTACTGAAAAGTTAGTACTCAGCCCTTTTACATTCTCTGATTCACACGAATGGGATGTAGGTCTAAGTGGAATTAACAACATTGCCTTAGTTTGCAACATGGGTTCCCCCTCTCGTTTAATCCGTAACAATCCTACAGTAAGAGGAATTGTAGTAAATAGTTCTAGTATTGATTACAATGCGAGTGCTGGTAATGGTGGTGTATCTGATGCCCAACTTAACGTAACGTTCATCACGCCCCCTCTATCGCTAGAACTACCCAGCAAGAACATTGTACCTTTCACTGACTTCCCTCGTTACATTTCTCAGAATGTTCAAAATGTTGGACCCGGTGCTACCGTGCAGTTGCAATCTCCCACGATAACCCTCCCAATGATACCCGATGCGTTAATCATTTTTGCTAAAGTTGCTTCATATTCTGCTCAAGAAGGAGATTGGGTATTTCCTCTTGCGAATCGTTTTAACAGTCTAACGAAGACTCCTATTCAAGTTCAATTTGATAACTACTCTGGCCTCCTTTCGTCATGGACGACAGAGGAAATTTTTGCTGCATCCGTAAGAAACGGATTAGATGTTGACTGGAATACTTTTAGTGGTGTAGCTGCGTCAAGTCTAAATTCGGCGAATGCTAGTACTATAACACAAGGCCCTACTTTTGCTTATACTGGTGCTTCAAATGCTGGTGGTGGTTATTATTCAGCAGTACCTAGTGGTGGTACTGGTCAAGCGGTAAGCAGTAATTATGCTGGAAGTGTGCTAGGAGCTGGTAAAGTTGCTCTAGCTGGCGCACCTATAGTACTAAAATTCGGCCAAGATATCGCTCTTTCAACGGGCCAAGCCCCCAGTTTAGTAGGCAACTTTACCTTACAATTAAATATGACAATTTACAATCCTACAAATGCTACACTACCCGTATCTCTTTTTATCGTCACGGCCAACAGTGGTTTCGTAGAATCTATACGTGGATCAACTCGTGTATTACGTGGATTACTATCTGAACAAGATGTAATCTCTGCACCCGTTGCGGATGCTGCTGATGCGTCAACAATGGCTCGTTATGTAGGCAATGGTTTCTTAAAGAAGCTTGCTAACCGCGCGATGAAGGCTGTAAGCAGTGTTGCGAAACATGCTCCCGCTGCTATCAATGCAGTACGTGGTGTAGCCCAAAGAGCCAATGAAGTATACCAGAAGACAAAGCCCCAAATCTCTGCTCTAAAAGCTCAACTACCCCCTAACGCTGCTCAAGCACTAAGCCGTCTAGGTTATGGTATGCAACACGATCGTTATATGTAATCCACAGTATTAGTAGATGGATAACATAGAAACTATAAAAATAGAAATAGATCTTAAATATAAGAGAATAATAATTCATGAATATTTCTTTGAGAAAAAGAAACATTCACATAGCTTATATGAAGATTGTAAGGATTGTTATAATTGGGATACATTACTAAAAATGAACGTAAACAATTTTATTCTCCCGACATTATTACGTTAAAACATCAAATATATAATATCAAGTAATAATATAAGAGATGTCAGCCACGAAATTCGTCATGGAACCTATCGCCACTCCTACATTCTCAACTGCTTCCGGCCCATTAAACATTTCTACGAATCCTTCAGTTGTTGAAAGTTCTACTCTACTTTCTGAAGAAGCAAAATTTGTATTTGATATAATGAAGGGCAACCCTCCTTCTTCAAAAGATGATGCCTTTGAAATATACCATCAAATGACTATGATGTTTGGTACATGGGTTGTATCTAAACTTTCAGTAGTTGAACAGAAGTCTGTACTAGGTTCTTTGTGGGTAGAGAAGAAGGTTGAAGAAGTTTCTGCAGAATAATTGACATTTTTACATAGTTTTACTATATTTTTACAATTAATTATCTAATTGTAATAATATAATGATTACGAACGTATAAATATGGGTAAAAATAACGTTATTTTTCCCAATATTTATCTGTTTGTAATCAAAAATGATTACTTTTAGATGAAATTATGTATTTATATGGAGGTAAAAATGTCTAAATCACCCTAATAACTGTTATTACCACAAATAATCTACTTGTCCGGCGTAAAAATTGATTATTATTTTGTAAACAAATAGTATAATGGCTTTCCGTGTTACAGAATCAATGATTCAAATCGGTCGTGATCTCATGGAGAAGAAAAAAGTAACCGAATCAACTGCAACTGCTTATGTAAAAGTTCTCTATATGTTAAACGACAAATTAGCGTTTAAGAACCTAGCATTCCTTAAGAAGACTGATGATATTGTAAATAAGATTGCTTCTTATGCAGATAATACACAAAAGTCTATCTATACTGCGGTTACATCTGTACTATCTATGTTTAAGGATAAGCCGACATATAAGAAAGTCTATAACTTTTATTATGAAAAAATGATGGGTAAAGCAAAAGATATTCGTGATAATAATAATCCTTCTGAAAAGACTGAGAAGCAGCAAGAAGCATGGTTATCATGGGCTGAAGTACAAAACAAGAAGGCTACGATGAAAGCTGAAATTCTAAAGTTCTGTGATAATAAGAATGTATCACCCGAACAATTCTCTGCTATACTCGCTTATCTTGTTCTATGTATATATTCAGATATTCCTCCTCGTCGTAACCAAGATTATCTTCACATGGTGGTTGTTAAAAAGTGGGTTGATTCAATGCCTACTGACACCAACTACCTTGATATCATGGGTAGTCAATTTATTTTCAACAAGTTTAAGACCGCTAAGACCTATGGTCAACAAAAAGTAGCTATCCCTAATGATCTCTTCTCTACAATCATTTGCTACCTACGTCATCATCCAATTGGAAAGTTTAAGAAGTCAAATAACTATCAATTCTTAGTAAATACAGATGGATCTCCTGTAACTGCCGTAAATGCTATTACTCGTATCTTAAATAAGATATTCGGAAAAAAAATTGGTTCTAGTATGTTACGTCATATTTACATAACAGATAAATATGGCGAAACAAAGAATCAACAGGAAGCTGATGCCGAAGCAATGGGTCATTCAGTAGCGGAACAACAAGGAACATATAATGTTCCCCTAAATTAGAATAATGACTCATAGACAACATTTTCTTCATTCTTATAACTTACCTAACAAAGGATATAGTTTAGAAGAATTATCTTATATTTCTTATGTTCCTTTTCCTATACTTCTTGAAGTATATAAGCGAGGAATAGGTGCATACAAAACCCAACCTTCCTCGGTCAGACTGAAGGGGTCGTATGTGAAGGGTGTAAATGCTCCAATGTCCCGAAAATTATCAAAAGAGCAATGGGCAATGGCTCGTGTCTATTCGTTTCTTGATGGAAATCCTAAGCATGATAATGATTTAAGAAGAGTTTTATAAATTAAACATTTTTTTATAATCTTCTATATTCTTCTGTAATGACCTATGATCTCCCCATAAGATAAAATAACTCAAATAACCAGCTCGTCTAGGGTCTTCTGTAAGAAGATCTTTGTTATGACGTTGACGATATAAATAACGACGACGTTTATCACCATGCATTATATAATTTTCATAGTTGATAGAACCAAATTTTGTTTTTGTTCCATCATCAAATTCGGCTTGATAACGATACTTATTACTGTCGTATAATGGTGTTATACTAACTAACTTCATCTATATAGTATTTATTTAAAATGTACCAGGAATTTACCACGTTTAATACTAAATGTCGGAATTACCTTTACTTTTTTAATGATTCTCTTCTTAGATTCTTTTACTTTTGCTTCTTGTACTTCTTGTACTTCTTGTGTTTCTGTATGTAGTGTGGTATCCATTCTACATATAGTAACTATTTTATTATTATAATTCTACCATTTTCTTAATATTATTAGGGGTAAGTGTCTTGTAAGTATCTGTCAAAAGTAATGTCCATAATGCCTCTTTCTTCATTTGATCTATAAAAGGACTTTCTAATAACTCTTCAATAGCAATTTTCACAATCTTATGCTTATGAGTTTCATTTTTTAGTTTGGATTGTTCTTTAAGTAGTCGGCAATAATCGGAGTCAACTTTTTTTCTTTCCAGTGAATCTTGTTTCTTTTTTTCATACTTTTCTTTCATTTTCTCCTTCATTTTTTCTTTATTTTTCTCGTAATATTTCGCTTGTGCTTTGGACATTGACTCTTTGATAGGCATTCTAATATAGTATAGAATAAATATTTAAATCTATACTATCAGCGACTTATTTCCTAACTTTAATTTTTAGTATTCGTGTCTTTATGACTTCATTCTTGACTTCTTCAGGAGTTTCCTCTATTGTTCCATCACTATCTTCATGATTTTCATCATCATCAATATCTGACATTTCTGCGATTTTTCTTTTAGCTTCTTCTATCCTTTTCTTAGTTTCTTGTTTGCGTATTTCACTCTGTTCATCTAAATGTCTTTGGTATGATGCTTGGTCGGCGAACCATATACCATTTGCCCATAATTCCTTTAATTTTTGTTGCTTTTGTTTTTCTTGTTTTTCATAGTAAAGTTTTAATTCTTTTTCATAACTTTGGAGTTCAGTACAGCGTGTTTGATGATAATTTCTCTCTTTTATTAGTTCTGCAAGTTGGATTTCGTGTATTTTATTACTAGGATTTTCACGTTGATGTATCTGTTCTATGCAGAACTTCTTGTACGTTTCTTCTTTCTCTTTTACTTGTTTAATCTCATTCTCTATTTTCGCTGCATAAGCTTCTAGTTTCGCATTTAATACTCGTATATCATTCTCAGATTTTGAAGAATTACGTGTAAGTTCATTATTATAGTACATTATTTGACGTTCAACCCTAGGGTCATTCTCAGTAATCTTACGAGCCTTCTCTAGCTTTGAAATAGCAGCATTAATCTCCACAATCTTGTTGGCGTGTTCCATGCTACTCGTTTCAAAAGACATCTTCCTATACTATTACCTTAGAATATCTTTAGGCCATTTAGGGGGGGTCAATTTTTTTGGACCCCCCCCTATCCGGGAGATTGGACCCACCCATTTTTATTTTGGATTTCATGAATGATTTATTTTATGTAATTCTAGTATAGTAATGTCTTATAAATTAAGAAAGGCTCCTAATCGTGATTTATATTGGGTTATTGATACACGAACAAATAGTAAATGTCATGAAAATCCAGTTCCGATGAGAGAAGCATACGATGTAATGTCTTCAAGATTAAGTGGTCAAGGTAGAACTACAAACTTTCTAAATGCATTGGATAGAACAACTGCATATCCAAGAGGTAATTATTACGGTTTTCCTATAGCTGAACAAGCTATAGTACAAGCTAGTATAAGAAGATTAAAACAAGAATTAGAAAATAAGAAAGAACAAACTTTTTATCAATCTGTAATGGAACCTTCTCGTTCAAGAGGAGAAATTGTAAGAGAAGCAAAAAGAATAACAAATCATTATCTACCCGGTATTTTTGAAGGTAATGATGAATCAACAGAACCAGTAATACCTAATGATTATACAACTACTGCAAAATACAATAGAAAACTGACTAGACACCAGAAAAAAATAGGAATCAAACATCCTTTTTCATTCTAATAATTAATTATATCTTTAATAATAGAATGCCTTACAAGTTACGAAAAGCCCCGAAACGTGAATTATATTGGGTTGTCAATGTAGAAACCAAACAGAAATATTCAAAAGATCCAATTCCTTTGAATAATGCTAAAGCTCAAATGCGTGTTCTACAATCTGCTATGAAGAATGAAGTACGTGGTGGAATGAGACCAGCTGGTAAACAAGTGTTAGATGAACTAGAAGCACACGAAAACAGAGTAAGAATGCAACGAGGGGAAGCACAACCAGTACCAGCACAAGTAGTACCACAAGGACCACCATTATCACCTACAGATCGTAGACCAATACGTCAACCAGTACAATTACTACCCCGCTTACAAGCAAGGTTAGAAGCACTAGCACCTCAAAGCCGTAGACCACAACCAGTAAGAGCAGTACATTTAGATTTAGGACTTGCTGCACCAGCACCAGCACCAGCACCAGTACCAGCACCAGTACGCTTACCAATGCATCCACGAACAGAAACACGAGTAATACCACCACCCGTTGATATTGAAAGGGAAAAACAAAGAGCAATAAACAGAAGAGTAATAGATCTACATAAAACGTTTAGTAGGCATCATGCAACAAGAACACCAATACCAAATTCTTATTTTACAACACGTGAACATAGACGTGTAAATGTATATGGTGATAAACGAACAAAACAACAAGTTATAGAATACCTAAATGAAGTGAAAAAGGAGCGTTTAGGGAAGTATTTAGCCGAACAAGGTATTAGTATGCGTACTTATCTTGCAAGAGAAGCAGCGAATGATAAAAAAAAGCGTGAACATGAACAAGAAGAAGAAGAAAAAAGAGAAGAAAGACCCTCTAGAACTATAGAAAGTGTTAGACAACACAGACAAAAAATGAGAGATGAAGATACAGAATTTTATGAAAAAAATCCAATAAATGCTGAAAATATGAAATATATCCGTGCTATAGAAAAATTACGAGCAACAGATCCAACACGTGAAGGTCGTTATACGATTGAACAATCTGGTTTTTATCCCGATGAATACTTAACAGAAGTTCAACCCATCCCTTATACACTTCCTTCAAAAGGCCCTATAGTCAATTTTGGACCTAGTGTAGAACAAACTCCAAAACCAATACTAGACTTAGGTGAAGGTTTAGCGATAAGAAGAGGCTCTATCAAATCTATCAGATCTAATCTAACAAGTAATCCTAGACCTCATAGTGTAAACTCTTTGAAGGGTGGTATAAAAACAGAACGTGAAAGGACGATTATTCTAATAGAACAACTAATAAAACGATTAACAAATAATCGTCAAATGATTATAAATCTACGTAGTCAAGGTGTTGATAATAATACTTTACAACCTTATACTAAACTAGGTAGAAGACTTGATAACGAAATTGAAAGACTACGACTAAAACTAGGTTTTACAGATGAAGAAATAGAAAGAGATTTTGGTTATGTAAGATTTGAACCTACCCCACATTAATCCCAACTTGTCCCACCTCTACCCCAGCATCTTACCTAAACATAAATTCTTTATCCATTCTCTTCTCCACCTGACATTCCT